TTTTAATAACATAGGACAAATATATATAGCAGTTTAAAATAAAAAACAATTAATATGCCACTACCAAAACCAAAAGCGTCAGAAAGTAGAAAGGATTTCATGCAACGATGCATGAGTAATTCTACAAGCGTAAGCGAATTTCCAAACACAGATCAAAGACTAGCAGTTTGTTCTACTCAATACAGAGACAACTATCAGAAAGTAAATCTAGAATCTTATAATGACTATCCTGCTTCTGCTTCTAACAATGCTAAGAAAGCAATTAAGTACAAAGAAGAAAATGGCTCAAGCTGTGGAACTCAAGTTGGTTGGACTAGAGCTAGGCAATTAGCAGACAAAAAAAATATTAGTAGAGAAACGATTGCAAGAATGGCTTCATTCAAAAGACATCAACAGCATAAAGATGTTCCATACTCTGAGGGGTGTGGTGGTTTAATGTGGGATGCTTGGGGAGGTGCTACAGGAATTGAATGGGCAATAAAAAAATTAAAACAAATAGATAAAAAATAATATTATGAAAAAACTTATTTGGTTTCTATCCCTTACACCGATGAGAAAATTTGGACAATATCTTAAAAATTATTTTAATCCACAGACTACTCCTTTGCCTATACCAAACGAAGTTAAATCTAAAAAAGAAAAACAAAAAGTAATTAATCTTATTATAGAATTGTTAAACGATCATATAAAAGTGATTGGTTAATTAAAAGAATATAAAAGTATTGTTTTGTATTGATTTTTTTTATATAATGTATTGCTTAGTATGTACACTAAGAAATATCAGAATAGAAATAAGTACAAAGCTGTAAAGCAAAAGTTCAATGGTCGAACCTACCATAGTAAAAAAGAAGCTGATTATGCAGCAGAGTTAGAATGGAGACTAAAAGCAGGTGAAATTTCTGAGTACATTCCTCAGCACCCCTTAAGATTGTATGTAAATGAAAAGAAAATTTGTAACTACTTTATTGATTTTAAAGTAGTTTATCCTGATGGCTCAATAGAGCTTGTTGAAGTTAAAGGTTTTGAGACTGATGTCTGGAGACTTAAATGGAAACTAACCGAAGCACTACTTGATGAACTAGAACCTAATGCAACATTAGTTTTAGTTAAATGAGTAAAGACCAAGTAATAGTTGACATAGCAAAATTCCATGTGGAGTGGGTAAGGTATGTTATTAAAAACGCCTTAAGTCTATCCCAAAAAAGAAACGCTGAGGATTACGTCCAAGATGCCTACATAAAATTATTAAGACTTAATTCTTTTGATCCTCAAAAATATTATGATATAAATAACAAAATAAATAAGAAATACTTTTTTAGAACTTTAAAAAGTATAATTATTGATGACTATAAAAAAAAGAAACTTTTAACAGTTTCACTTAACTCAAACATAGACAAAGAAGAAGAAAGTAATTCTACTAAAAACATGGAGGTTGTTTTTAATACAATTGAAAAAACAATTTCTAATATGTATTGGTATGATAAAAAAATGTTGAACTTATATGTTTACCATATACCAAGCATTAGAAAAATTTCTACAGCAACTACCATAAGCAGTAAGTCTGTATTTAAAACACTTAAAAGGTGTAAACTAACAATAAAAAAAGAAGTAGCAAAAGAATATTATTATGGCAAAACAGGTTAAAGCTAAAAAAGCAACAAAGAAAAAGTCTGCTCCAAAATCAAAAGGGCTTGGAGACACTATTGAAAAATTTACAAAAGCAACTGGAATAAAAAAGGTAGTTGAAAAAGTAAGTGAAGTAACAGGCATAGACTGTGGATGTGATGAAAGAAAAGAATTACTTAATAAAGTATTTCCATATAGAAGCAAAGACTGCTTAAATGATGACGAATATAAATGGCTTGATAATTTCTATTCTAGTAAAAGACCAACTTTAACACACGAAGAGCAAAAAATAATGGTAATAATACACAATAGGGTATTAGCATCTAAAAGAGAGGTGAGTTCCTGTGGATCATGTGTAAGGGAAATGGTAAATGTTATGAAACAACTATATCTGGAATATAAGAATTAATGTTTAACTCTTATAAAATTAATGATAAGGTTGGTGAAGTGTTAAATGCTATTAAGATTTTAGCATTACAAGGTTATACAATATTNGATTTTGAAGGGAANGTGATTAATAAATGGAATTTTAATAAAAATAAAAAATTAAATATCAATTATAATAGAGTACCAAAATTAAAAAAATAAATTATGCCAGAAGCAATTAACAATCATATTTTTGAACATTTCAGAAAGCAAGAAAGAGAGGTTAAATATGCAATTAACATTCTTGAAAAAAATGGCTTTACTGTAAATAATAAAAAAAATAAGTTAGTTATATATAGAGATTAAATGAAAAGTATTGCTGTTGTCTCCAAAGTTTTAAACGGAAAGCTAGTTAGAAACAAAGGAATGATAGCAAATGCTGTTAAACACTTTGAGGGAAAAAATGTCGAAGTTATAATTAAGATGAAAACGAAATACAGAAGCTCCCCTCAAAATGCTTATTATTTTGGAGTAATAATTCCAATAGCAGTAAATGCAATATATAACGAATGGGGTGAAATATGGTCTAAGGAAAAAACACATGATTTTTTTAAAAATAGATTTTTATTTGATGAAAGAGTTAATGAACAAACAGCTGAGATAATACAGACACCAAAATCGACAACTGATAACTCTACAATAGAACAAGAAGAGTTTCATGTAAAGTGTGTTGAGTTTTTAAGGGAGTGGTTTAATGTAGAAGTTCCACTTCCAAATGAGAATATAAAAATTGATTAATCAATCTTTTTCAATTATGGACAAAAGAAAATACAATGGAGGTAAAAGATTAGGAGCAGGAAGAAAGCCTAAATCTGAAGAGCAAGATTTAATAGAAAAATTAGATTTGATTATTAGTGAAGAAGAGGTAATTAAACAACTTAAAGAATTAATTGCAAATGGCGATCTTAGAGCAATACAGCTTTATTTAAATTATAGAAGAGGAAGACCAATTGAAACTAAGGACATTACAATAAATGAAGACCTTCCTTTGTTTATAGATTAGCATGCAAGTAAAAAAAACCTTAGCCTTAAATAAATTAAGAAACCTAAATAATAGAACTAAGATAATTAGAGGTGGTTCTTCAGCAGGAAAAACAATAGCAATCTTATTAATTCTTATTGATTATGCTATTAAAAACAAAGGCAAAGAAATTAGTGTAGTATCTGAATCTATTCCTCACTTGCGTAGAGGTGCTTTAAAAGACTTTTTAAGTATTCTAAAAGGTCTGAATAGATACTATGAAAAGAAGTTTAATAGAAGCACTTTAAAATACGAATTTAGTAATGGCTCTTACATAGAGTTTTTCTCCACAGACCAACCAGATAAACTAAGAGGAGCAAGAAGAACAGACTTATATATTAATGAATGTAACAATGTGCCTTTTGATGCTTACCAACAACTAGCAGTAAGAACAAGTGGAAACATCTGGCTAGACTATAATCCTGCTAATCTATTTTGGGTAGATAAGGAACTTATAGGACAAAGTGAAACTGACTTTATTACTTTAACTTATAAAGACAATGACAGCCTACCTAAATCTATAGTAAAGGAAATAGAGAAAGCTAAATACAAAGCTAAGACTTCTACATATTGGGCTAACTGGTGGAAAGTCTATGGCTTAGGAGAAATAGGAAGTTTGGAGGGTGTTTGTATTTCAGACTGGAAAGAGATTGATAATATACCAAATGATGCTAGGTTGCTTTGTGGAGGAATGGATTTTGGTTATTCTGTTGATCCCTCTACATACATTAGATTATACAAATGGAATAATGCTTACATATTTGATGAACTGCTTTATAAAAAGGGTATGCATAATAGAGACATTAGTTTATTCTTAACTAATCTTCATATCAAAGAAAACATCTATGCCGATTCAGCTGAACCTAAATCAATAGCCGAGTTAAATAACTATGGTCATAGAGTTTATCCTGTGACAAAAGGTAGGGATTCAATAGTCTATGGAATTAACTTAATGAACCAGAATGAAATCTATGTAACTAGAAGAAGTAAGAATTTAATTAAGGAGCTTCAGGGTTATATATGGGCAAAAGACAAAGAGGGCAACGATCTACAAAAGCCTACAGGCTCTCATCCTGACTGTATTGATGCAGCTAGGTATGCTTTAATGATGCAACTAGAAAATCCTAACAGAGGAGAGTATCATATTTATTAAAAAAACATTAAAGTATTTAAATAAAGTATTGCATAGTATTGCAAAAGGTATTATATTAGCTGTATAATTGCAATGAAGCAGTTATGTAAACTTAACAAAATGACAATTACAATAGCAATAA